GGATTTAAACCCGTGCAACCCAAAGGCACGGATATACGAAGATTATATTGACAAGTACAAGGCGCAAGGGCTTGCGGGCGGGTATCTGTATCAGCACTTCACAATCAAAGACAACGCAACCATAACGCCGGAACGTATTGCGGAGATCGAAAGCAGGTATGACCCCAATACTGTATGGTACAGGCGGGACATATTGGGCGAACGTGCCGTAGCTGAAGGGTTGATTTACCAGTTGTTTGCAGATCAACCGGAACGCTTTATTGTTGATGACTTGCCACGGGTGCAACGGGCAACAATCGGGGTTGACTTTGGCGGCGGCACAAGCGCACACGCTTTTTGTTGTTTGGGGCATGCAGGGAACAGCATTGTTGTGCTTGACGAATACCGGGAGCAAGAAGCGTTGAACCCGAACAAACTACAAGCTGACTTTGTGGACTTCGTGCGCCGCTGTCAAATGCGTTGGCTTGTTACGGATGTATGGTGTGATAGTGCGGAACAAACCCTGATAAACGGATTGCGCACAGCGGCGGCGCAAGCGCACTTGCCCGTAAACATTGGGAACGCCCTTAAAAAGCCCATAAATGACCGAATCCGGGCGTTGTGCATCCTTATGGGTGCGGGGCGTTTCAAGATACACAGCGGGTGCAAATGGACAATTGACGCATTGAAAAGCGCAATCTGGGACAGCAAAGAAGTCACAGAGGATGTGCGGCTTGATAACGGCACAACCAACATTGACAGCCTTGACGCACTTGAATATTCGTATGAACGGGACATCCCCGTATTGATTGAGGGGTGGGGCAGATAAATGCGGTGGTTGGATAACTTGAAAAGAAGGTGGAAAAGCGGGATGCAAAGAGCGGTAGCTGATACGGGGCTTGCGAGAGAATACAAAAGTGTATTTGAACTTGCGGGCGTGCCGTCTTTCCAACAGTTTTATGATTTCGGTATATTTATCTGGAAATGGCTTTGGAAGGGCTTCTATAAAGCGTGGCACATTGTCCCCGCCCCTACCATTGCAGACCCAAAGGCACGCCGGGAAGTGTACAGGATGAACGTTGCGAAAGCCATTTGCTCCGAAATGGCTTCCCTTGTGTGGGGTGAGGAATGCACGGTCAATGTGAGCATTGACGGGCGCAAAAGTGACGATGACAACCCAGACCCGCTGAACGCCTTTGTGCAAGGCGTGCTTGAGTGCAACGCTTTCCGGGAAAAGATGCAGGAAAGCATTGAAGAAGCACTTGCGTTGGGCGGCAACGCCTTGAAGGTTTGGGCAGAATCAAAGCACGATGAAAACGGCAACGAAATACCAGAAACCCGGAAAATCATGATCGGATATTGCATGGCAGACCAATTTGTCCCGCTTGCGTGGGACAATGCACGTGTTACGGAAGGGGTGTTCGTGTCACGTATTGCAAAGAATGGTTACTATTACACCCGCCTTGAGTGGCACAGGTGGAACGGGCTGACCTATGTGATAACGAACGAGTTGTACCGCTCCGAAATGCAGAAAGGCACAACGCCGGGTGAATCGCAAGACATTCTTGGTGTGCGGTATCCCCTTGCGGAGATTTACCCGTACCTTGACGAAGAAACCGAAGTGCCTGTTGAAGAAAGCCTTTTCAGCTATTGGCGCACACCCATTGCCAACAACCTTGATGACAACAGCCCGTTGGGCATGAGCATATACGGCAACGCCTTGGAAACGTTGCACGCATTGGACATTTGCTATGACAGCTTTGTCCGGGAGTTCCGGCTTGGTAAAAAGCGCATTATTGTTCCCGCCCGTGCTGTGCGTTCCGTTGTTGACCCGCAGACTGGTGCGCTTGTTCGGTACTTTGATGCAACGGACGAAACATATGAAGCCCTTGCAAGTGATACGCCGGATGACCTCAAGATCACAGACAACAGCGTTGAATTGCGTGTGGAAGAACACGTTGCGGCAATCAACGCTTTCCTGTCAATCTTGTGTTTGCAGACAGGCTTTTCAGCGGGTACGTTTACGTTCGATCAACATACAGGGCTAAAGACCGCAACAGAGGTTGTGAGCGAAAATAGCAAGACTTATAAAACAATCAAAACCGTTCAGAACCAGTTGCGCCCCGCTATTGAACATCTTGTGCGCAATATCATTGATGTAGCAATCCTGTACGGCATGACGGACGAAAACGGGCAGAGCATCGAAAGCCTTGCCGCACCGGGATATCACGTTAAAATCACCTTTGACGATGGTATTACGCAGGACAGGCAAACAAACATCAACGAAGGGGTCATGCTTGTTGGTGCGGGTATCTTGAGCAAATACACCTTCCTGACAGACCCAAAATACGGGCAAGGGTTGACCCCGGAACAGGCAGAAGAAGAGCTTGCACGGGTCAAACAGGAAGGTGCGGCGGGTAACGTTGACCCGCTTGCGATTTTCAACACAGCGGAGTGATTAACGCATGAACCCGGAATTCATTGACGGTATGTCATGGGAAATGGCAGAGGTTTACGGGGCTATAACAGATCAAATCCTGATTAACCTTGCACATTATTTCAAGTATTGGAAACCGGGCGAACCTGTCCCGAAGTCTTCTTTTGAATACCAAGCAAATATGCTTGCACAGATGGGGCAGGTGAACAAAGATACCATACGCATTATCCGCAACGGGCTTTCCGGTGCAGATGAAGCCTTGAAAGGCACGCTTGAACAGGCAATCATTGATTCTGTACGCAAGGCACAACCGGATTTGTTGGAAGCCGTCAAAAAGGGTGTGCTGTCCCCTGCATCAAAGCCCGCTGTTTCCCCTTCTCAAATGCAAGCTTTCCAGTTGTACTATCAACAAGCCGCCAACAAATTAAACTTAGTCAACACGGTCATGTTGGAAAGCACGCAAAGCGCATATCAACAATGCGTTTCGGATGTTGTTGCGGAGATCGGATTAGCGGATGGCATGAACCGGGTACAGATTGCGCTTGATACGGCGGCGGGCGAAACCGTGACGGGCGTTTCTTCGTGGAATCAAGCACTAAAACACGCAACCGACCGCATGAAGGAAAGCGGCATTGTTGGTTTTATTGACCATGCTGGGCGGCGTTGGAGTGCGGAAGCCTATGCGGCTATGGACATACGCACAACCATAGCAAACACAGCACGGGCGGCGGTATGGGAAACAAACCAAGACTTTGGAAATGACCTGTACCAAGTGAGTTATCACAACGGCGCACGCCCGTTGTGCTATCCGTGGCAGAACAAGGTCATTTCCTCACTTGATGCGGCACGCACGGTTGTTGATTTGGACGGAAACGAAATTGAAGTGATTGCACAAAGCGCAACGAGCTACGGACAACCAGCCGGGCTGTTTGGTATCAATTGCAGGCACTACCCTACCCCGTTCATACCGGGCGTTTCGATCATTCGTGGGCAACCGCAAGACAAAGAAGCAAACGAAAGGAGCTATGCCGAAAGCCAAGAACAACGCCGTTTGGAACGCAAGTTGCGTGAGGAAAAGCGTGATATAATGATGGCAAAGGCGCAAGGTGCTGACCCGGAAGAAATTAAGCGGTTGCAGGAAAAAGCCCGCCAATCTTCGCAGGACATACAGGACTTCTGCGACAGCACAGGGCGTGCAAGGCACAGGGACAGGGAAGCGGTATACACCAAGCGAGAATTCCCAGACAAAGAGAAATACAATGTTGCTGACTTTGAGCGCAAGCAAAAGGAAACCATTGATAAATATTTCGGCGGCGGCGGTTCTCAGCATGGCTATACATTCGGGCAAATGACAGCGAAAGCACCGTTGCCCGTAAAAAATGTCGCTTCACAAGCGACAACGAACGTTCCGGTTGCTGATACAATCAAAGGCAAGACAGACAAGCTGAAAAGCTCAATGTCTGCAACGGATTATGATGCGGTTGTTAACAAGGTAGACAACAGCGAAGCCGTCAAACTCTATGGGAAGTATGGGGACACTTGCAACGGTATCAGATATACACGGGACGGCGGCTGTTACCGTCTTGGCGCAGATACGGTTGAGTATAGCTTTTCAACCTATCCGGGAATGGACAAATATTCCATAATGGCGCACGAAATGGGGCATATGTTTGACTTCCACGTTGGCAGAGCAACAACGTTGACATTCAATGAGGTTGATGTTATAAATAACAAATGCGTTATTGGTTCCGGCGCAACGAAACTATTGCGAGCTACCCCGTCAACTTCTGACGAATTCTTGTCGGCTATGAGACGAGACAAGACAACGTTGCAGGGAATTCTTAGCAATGCGGCAGAATTAGACCGCATGAAGACTGGGACATGGAGAAATGCAACCGCCGGAATTCAGGACGCTATGGACGGATTTTTTAATACTCAAGACAATCACGTATTGCCTTGGGGGCATGGCGGGACATATTACAACAGGGCGTACAACAGACGGGTTAAAGGGCTTAACGTTGAAAAAGAACTGAAACAAGCCTATGCAGAACTTGGGATGCCAAAGCGGAACCAGACAGAAGTAAAGAAGCAATACAGGGATTATGAAACAGCAAGCGAATTGTGGGCAAACGTTGTTTCCGCAATAACGTGCGGCGGCGAAGAGCTTGACGCATTCAGAACGTATATGCCAGAAACGTTAAATGTGGCGTTAAGCATTATAAGGGGGTTATAGAATGCCGATTGATGATTATTTGGCGAAGTATGCGGAAAGATTTAAAGAAGGTTTCCCAATGTACCAACTTGGACGGGGGCGGGCAGACGAAGAAATAATTGAAATTATTGAACGGTGTTTGTCCGAAGGGAAAACGGCGTATGAATTTGGACTTGTTGAGGATGACGAAGACATATTTTATTAAGCGGCAACAAGCCGCTTTTTTTGATTGAAAGGGGGGATTGGCATGGAGTGCAGACACCCGGCAGTTGTTTGCGGGCGTTGCCTTGATTGCGGTGCGCTTGTAAACGCACAAAACGGGGCAAATAACGCCGTTCAGCCGCAGGATGAGCAAACACCCACGGTGACGGCTACACAGCCCGAAAACGGGCAGGAAACGCCGAAAAAGACCACACGCAAGCGCAAGGCGTAAAGCGCACGGGTTGCAACGCATTTATAGCACATTGGTGTAACGGTAGCACACACGGCTTTGAACCGGGTAGCACAGGTTCGACCCCTATATGTGCCGCTTTGCGTTGTAACCAACAACAAACAACAAAGAAGGACAAGAAATGGACGAAAAAATCATGGTTGAATTTACCGGGGCAGAGTTTGACGCAATTCTTGAGTATCAAAAAACTCTTGAAGGTGCAACGGTACAAACAGCAATCCTAAACGCTGTCAACATTGCGCTTGACAAGGCAGATAACCCCCAAAGGTAAAAACAGGCGGCATCCGTGCGGAACGTAGGGCGCACGGCACAGGCGCATTGCATGAGGTAGGCAAACAATGCGCAACAGATGAAACAGGCGGCGGCAAGCCGCTTTTTTCATACCATTTTGCAAAGGACAATATTGTCCGTTGCAAAAACCATCATGCCCGCCGGGGCGTTAAACACGGAGATGCGGTCAATCTCCAATGACCGTAAAAAGGGGGAGCAAAACAATGGCGGGTATATTTACACGCAAAGCGTTGACCGAAATCTTGAACAATGGTGACCTGACCCCGGAAGAGCGTGCCGACAGCATTTTCAGCCTGTATGGGCGTGCGCTTGATGACGGCTATGTAACCAAAGGGGCGGCACAGGCGGCACAGGATGCGGCAATCAAGACAGCGCAAGAAGCATGGCAGAAGGAACAAAAGCCCATCAATGTCAAGGAAACGCCCGAATACAAGGAACTGTTGGGACAGTTTGACGGGTACAAGACCAAGCAAACCGCAAGGACAAGTGCGGAATATGCGGATGTAAAGCCAAAATTCTTTGACAGGGTTTATGACCTTATTGACCGTGCGGACGGGGCGAAACCCGTAGCAGAACAGCTTGCCGATTTGCGGAAAGATTATGAGGAATATTTCACCGCAAAGGCGGCAGACCCCGCACTCAACAAACCGCAGTTTGGTGCAAAGCCAGAAGGCAGTATGCCCAAAGGCGAAGAAGGGGCGGTTGCGGCGTTTCAAAATGCTTGGGGCTTTGTCCCGGCGAAGAAATAAAGAAAGGAACGTGAAATCATGCCTTTTGTTCGTACTGATGTAAACTATGCGGCTGAATACAGCCGTGCGCTTTCCAATGCGTACCCCTATATGTCCTATTTCGGCGCAATTTGGGGTGCTAACAACTCCAACCTGTACCGCCCCGGCATGGGCAAGACCATGTATATTCCGTCCATGACCGTCAAGGGTTCCCGTGCTGTGAACCGTGACCAGATCACGGGAACGTTTGAGCGCAATTGGAACAACGAGTTCACCCCTGTTACCCTTCAGATGGACAGGGAATGGGACACCCTTGTTGACCCGATGGACATTGACGAAACCAACGATGTTGCGACAATTGCCAATATCACCCGGACTTTCAACGAGCTTCAGAAAATCCCGGAAATGGACGCTTTCCTTGCGGCGAAACTGCATAGCTTCGTGACCACGCCCGACACCACCACGCTGACAGCCGCAAACATCCTTGAAAAGTGGGATACCTATCTTGCCAGTATGACGGATGCCCGTGTCAACCGTGACCGGGTGGAAGCGTACATGACTCCCGCCGTGTATAAACTGCTGAAGGAAGCGGCTGGTATCACCCGTTTCGTTGATGTTGGCAACGGTATCCAAGGCGTTGACCGCAATGTTGCCCGCCTTGATGGCGTGCGCATCACCGAAGTTCCGTCCGATATCATGAAGACGGCGTTCGACTTTTCCGAAGGGTTTGTTCCCGCCGCATCCGCAAAGCAAATCAATCTTATTATGGTTGACCCGCTTGCGGTTGCCGCTCCCGTGAAGTACGAAACTTCCATGATGAGCGCACCCACGGCGCAGAGCAAAGGCAAGTACCTGTACTATGAGCGGTACTATTATGGTGCGTTTGCGATGCCCAACCGTGCGGCGGGCATTATTGCCAACAGTGCCGCCACTTGATGAGGTGAGCGCATGGGCGTTGTAGACTTTGAGTTTTATTCCACGGTCTACGGGGGAACGGATGCCGATGAAGCATCCTTCCCCGCCCTTTGCGCCCGTGCTTCTGACATTATCGGTGCGGTCACGCATTGGGCAGACGAAACGGTTATTTCCAATCTCCCAACCCTGTACAAAACCCTTTACAAAAAGGCGGTGTGCGCACAGGTTGATTTTCTTGCGATCAACGGCACAGATTCTGTTAACGAAACCGCTTCGGCGGGCTTTACCGTTGGAAAAGTGACCGTACACGGCAAGGCAAGCGCAAGCGGCGGCGGCAAGCTTTCCGAAAGCATTTCCCCGCTTGCTATTGGATACCTTGAGCAAACAGGGTTGATGAACCCGCAAGTGCCTACCTTGGAAGCGTGGTGGTAATATGCTGAAACCTATCCCGTCAAAGATTCTGAGAAGCACAGCGACCGTCAAAGTATGCAACGGCGTTGATAGGTATCAGAATCAGACATACACGGAATACACGGTCAAGCGTGTACACCTGCAACCAACCAACGAGATCAGGAAGACACAGAGCAACACGGATTGCGTGCTACGGTCAATTCTGTTTGTTGATGCCCGCATTAGCACACCCGCCCTTGATTGGTGCGCCCTGTTTGATTCGGCACACAAGCTTGCGGGAGATATGCGGGTTGTTGTGCGTGGCGTGGAATACACGGTTTTTTCGGTTGATGCCTTGCGGGATGATACCGACAACTTGCACCATTACGAAGTGGGGTTGGTTTAAATGGCTGTGCGCATTGAGATCAACGAGAACAGCATAAAAGCCAAGATTGACAGCACATGGGAAAACGGGCTTGAAATGCTGTCTTCTCAAATACTCCGGGATTGCAATATGTATTGCAAAGAGGACACCGGAATGCTGATTATGTCTTCCTACATACACAGCAGATTGAAGGAAGGGCGGCTTGTTTGGCAAACGCCATATGCCGCACGGCAGTATTACGAAATCCCAACGGCATACAAGGATGTAAACCCGGAAGCAAGTTGGCGGTGGTGCGAGGTAGCTAAAACCAACCACCTTGCAGAGTGGTGCAGACAAGCGCAAGCAATAACGAGGTTGTATAAATGAGCAAAATAAATGCCGCCGTTGAAGCGGTTATGGATTTAATTGACGGCATGGACAACTTTGCGTCAATAACGAGGGGCGCACTTGGTACGGGTGACGGTTTAGCGTGCGAAATTGCGCCGTCAACGCCGTCTGAAGTTTACATGGACAAGAACGCCTTTATCCCCGTAACACTTGCGCTGAACGGCAAACACCATGATTTAAAGGTGCTTTCCGACACACTAAACAATATCGTTGACACGCTGACCCGCCGCACGGCGTACCCCGCCGGGGACGGTTGGGAAATCGTGGATATAACAGGCGGCAATTTGCCCCGCATCATTGGGCGTGAGGAAAACAGCACTTGGTTGATGGCGGGGGATTTGATCGTCAAAGTATACAGAAAGGATGATGGAACATGAACGCAAACTGGGTCAATGAACTCTATATTGCGACCGCCCCGGCGGCTACCGAAGGCGGCGAACCCACGTGGTCTAAGCTTTGCAAAGGCATTGAATCCATGGAGTTCAACGAGAACGAACAGAATCAGCAATACTTTTTCTTGTGCGGCGAAGGCTTTGCGCACAATGAAACTACAGGTGCGGCTCCCGAACTGGTTGTTTCCGGGCGGCGCATTACCGGGGATGCGGCGCAAGACTATATTGCGGGCTTGCAATATAAGCTTGGCACAGACCGCAATTCTCAGGTCAAAATCGTTGCCGAAGGCAAGCAGATTGTTTGCCCTTGCACGGTTGGGGCTATCACGACTTTCGGCGGTAGCACTCTGGATGTGAACGCTTTTGGTTGCACTATCCGGCTGAACGGCAAACCGACCGTGACGGATGCGGCCTAAAAATTAACAGGGCGGGGTGTGGTTGCCATTCCCCGCCCTTTTTTTACAATTGAGGGGGTTAAAAATGAAGCTTTTTCGGCATGGGTACGAAATGACCCTAAACCGGGTTCACGATAAAATCACCATACGGGAAGGTGACGATAAAATCACGTTGACCGTTAACGGGGACGCAATGCGCATGGTTGCCGGGTTGACCAAGGCACAGGCGAAAATGAAGGAATTGACAGATGATTCCCCGGATGAGGTTGTCAAGGAATGCGCTGAATACTTTGCGGCGGTTATCTTTGGCAAGGAACAGGCGGCACTATTGATGGCGTTTTATGCGGATGACCCCGGATGCGTCATAACCGCTTGCGGGCAGTATTTCAAAGAACGGCTTGCGGGAAAGATATCAGCAATGCAAAAGCGGATGAAAGATGCTTAAATTGTTTGAGCGTTTGCCGGACAGCATAGAGGTTGACGGCAAACGATACAAATGCAACTTTGACTTCCGCAACGTTCTACGGATGCTTGAGATCATGCAAAGGGATGACATATTGCCGGACGCACGGGATTATCTATGCGCCCGTTGTTGCGTCAAAAATGCCCCTAAAAACGCCGCCAATGTTTATGCCGTGTTATGCTCCACCCTGTTCCCCAATACCCCGGAAACGGGCGGGAAAAAGCTTACAAGCTATGAACAGGATGCGGGGTTGATACGCACGGCGTTTCGACAGGTGTACGGCATTGACCTTTTCCGGGATGACCTGCATTGGTTTGAGTTTGTCGAGCTTTTGCAATTCCTGCCGGACGGGTGCAGGTACGAAGAAACCATCGGCATTCGTGCAAGACCGATGCCCGCACCAAACAAGTACAACGCAAAAGAACGGGAGTGGCTAATGAAAGCCAAGCAAAGCGTTGCTTTGCACCTTAACGAGAAAGAGCAAGAGCGGAAATACGAAACCGATGTGTCAAACGTGTTTGCCGGGTTGATGGGTATGATACAAAAGGCACAGGCGGCAGAAAAGGAAGTGAAAACGGGTGGCGAGTGATGGGCAAATTGTTTTTGAGGTAACAGCGGACGGCAAACGGGCAATAGCTGATATCAAAGACATAACACGGGCAATTCAGCAGGAAACCGGAAAATGGGATGACAGCGCAAAGCAATCAACAGATAACATATCAAACCAGTTTTCCGGGATGCTGAAAAAGCTTGCGGCGGGCTTTTCTGCCGCTAAGATCGGAAAGGCGTTGCTTGATATTGGCAAAGAAGCCATTTCAGCCGCATCCGATTTGGAAGAGGTGCAAAACGTTGTCGATGTGACCTTCGGACAGGGCGCAAGCCAGATTGAATCATGGGCAAAGACCGCCGGAAGTCAATTCGGGTTGACAGAAACACAGGCAAAGCGTTTTACTTCCACGCTTGGCGCAATGATGAAGTCTTCCGGGCTTGCCGGGAATGAAATAGTCGGTATGTCAACAGACCTTGCCGGGTTGACAGCCGACATGGCAAGTTTT